GCCCGATTCACATACAACGGCGTCGAGAACGTCACGGTAAATGTCCCCGCCGTACTCGTTTTCGTTCCGCCGAAATCCACAAAAGCGATAAGCTGGTCAGTCGCGGCAGACCCGATCACCTTGTAAATCCACCCACCAACCGCCGAAATGGTTGCCGATGTCCAAGCTGTCGGATTTCCAAACGTGACAGCAACTCGGTTATTTGACGAGTCATAAGTGCCGACTGTGCACGTCACTGCGCCTCCGCCGGAGGAGTACGTTCCAGAGTTCGCAACCTCGTTGACGATGTCGTCTCGAAAGTCGTATGCGTCAAGGTTGCCTTCAGTCGGCGCGCTGGAAACAAGCAGGAAATTGAACGTCCCGCTGCCAAAGTAAGCGTCTGCAAGTCGCTTGGTTAAAATGCCTGCGTTTTCTGATGCCATTTATATGCCTCTTACGGTGTGGTTGTTACCTGTGGTAGCACAGTCAAAATGCTATCGGCTGCGCAAATGGCGTCAATGCCAGTCGGCCGCGTAAGCTCGATGTCAAAAACATAATCCCTTGCAGACAGACTAACTGTGTCCGCGTCGGTCAATCGCAACCATACGGCGTTAGTCGCCGTGTCAATTTCAAGCGTCCCATCCGTTGTGTTGAAGTTGGCCTCAATGTCGCCTCCTACACGCTTCTTCACATCCATACTGGCCGATGTGTAGGAAGACAGGTCTTTTGGCTCGTAGAACGCCACTGCGCCAGTGTTAGCGGTATGTGTGCGGAAACTCAGGCTGCTGATTTCGTCAATCGTGATAGTGGTCGAATCGACAACTGTGATCTTCTGCAGGTCCCGGTCATGAACGCCATCAACGTTAAGCTCAGTCATCCCTTTGGCATCGACAATCGCCGCCCGCCAGCCATCAGGTATGCCGTGAGCGGCTTGAGTTACTACACTGACAGGGGCGCTTTTAGCGATGCTGGCAATTGGCGCAAATGTCAGGTTGCCGGTTTCGATGCGGATAGGGATGTCCGCCGATGCGCCGAGCCTGATTTCAATCTTCAGAGTGGATAGTGTCTTCATGTTCCGGTGATCTCTGGATATTCGGCTTCGGTTCCGTCCTTGTCGCTCTGGTAGTGAATATCGAACTCCAAGAATCGCGCATCTGCTGCGTAGGTGTCTGAAGCGTGCGACGGAAGGCGTCGGAACTTAATGCAGATCATGCAGCTTTCGCGCTTGCCGGTCATGTCTACATCCGGGAACGTGTCTAGCGCGTGCTTGCGCACTGTATTGCTGTGCGGAACAGCATTGGTCCCATCGAAATAATCAGAGTACGCTGGAAACACGGCACCAACGTTGGCAATCGAATAGCACCACTGCCACATGACTTCGCCGCTACCAGTGGTTGTTTTCTCCCAATGGACGTGCGGCTTGAGCGTTCCGCCTTGCTTCCATCGGTGCGGCATTTGTCGAACAACTGCAAGATTGTTTTCTGTCGTTCCAGAGAAAAGCCACGTGCCAGGCACCGTCGAATTGTCAATTGTCGGCGGGGATGGTGAGCCCTGTGCGTTGAATGCTTCTGGTGGGCACTGGAGATCGTCCCAACAAAGAATATCAGAGTGAAGCTCCCTGTGGCCGTCTTCAGTCAGGCTATTGGAAATTGCCTGCAGCGCTGCTTTGACTGTATGCACGAACTTAAAAAGATTCGGGCCTTTTACAGTTTCAATCCTCGATATTGCTTCGGCAGTTCTTTCGTACAATGTCGGCATTTCTATTCCGATCTATGCAAGTGGAGTGGTGTCAAGCTCATTGTTTTCACGCACCCACTCTTCATTGCGCATACTTTTTCTCTCGCCGAACTCTTTAGTAAATTCAGCAAGCGCTGCGGAAGCTTTTGCAGGATTGAACGTATCTGCGTCTTGTCGCATGTATGCGCGATATAGCATCCATTGCACGAGTGCAGAATGAGATTCCGGCCGAATTTCTGGTTCGTCTTCGTCTAGCTCCATGTCTGCTAGAGGAAGTCTGCGAACGGTTAGGCGCACTTCTCCAATGGTCGTCGGGACTGGATAAAGCCTAATCGCGCCAGTTTGGTAGTCAGAGACATAGGAATACGGATCTCCAGTTTCTGATTCCCATGTTTCGTTATTTCTGTCGAGTTGATCTGATGTTACCGAATACAATTTGGCCCCTGTTCCAACAACTCTTGCTCTACGAATCTCAAGGATTCGTTTATCAAGCTTTAGAACGTCGTCGCCAGCTTCAAAAGAAAGCGTGCAAAACTGAGATGTTGAATCAATTATCAGAGCGCCGCGCCTGCACGCCTCCCGCTCTGCCTGCGATGCAATCTTTGCCAGGTAATCGTCTGGCCAGAAATACGGGCTTGAGTCGTCAGCCGCCTCGTAGCGGAATTCGTCAATAAGATCGCGTAGCGCCATTGATTAGTGCCTGCTATTCGCCAGCAATGTTTGCAGCCATGCATGGCCTTTTACGCCGCTTGGATCTTCAAGCACGGCAAACGGATACCGCAATGCACGGTGAGGCGTCATCATGTTGAAAACTGATTCGCCAAGCCGCTCGTCAAGCTTCTGCTTGTACGTCGTGCGAGTGCTGCGAGCCAAAGCCTCGACATAGCACCGACGCACAGTCTGAGGGCGGCCGCGAAGAAACATTTGCATCCGGCCATTCACCCATGTCTGGACAAATGGATCATCCGAATCGTCGTTCGAGTCATGGACAATGACAGTCACCATTTCATTCATGAAGCGTTCCATATCGGCCTTGTCCATCGTCAGAGGCTTGTCGACTACTTCAATGCTTGAAGTAAGGTCAATGTCGTTGACGTGAAATGGCTCCTGTGGGCCTAGATACTGCTCTGCCGCTTCAATCGTTTTGCGTGGTCTGCCAACTGTTGCTGTCATTGTCAAATCCTTATTTGAGAAAGAATCCGAGCGGTTGTTATGCCGCCCGGAGATCGGCGTTTAGCCGTAAGCGCGCCAGTATATAACTTTGCTGGCAAGCACGGCAGCAAGCGTTGCATCCTGGAGAATGCGGAACCCTTGTTTGTCGACTACGACAGCGGCGGCAGTTGTATCGAGACTCTTATCGCCAGCAGCAACAGCCTTCATGCATTGCGCCGATGTGAAACCTTCTTGCCATTCAACCGTGATTCGGTCTGTCAGATTCAGCCAGTAAATGTAGCGCGGCTGAAACCCGCACTCGACGCGCGTGTAATCAGTTGTCGTGATTGTCGTGCTGTCGTAAGTAATCTTGCCGGCAGCGAATCCGCCAGTAACCTGGTCGTTTGAACCTACGCGGGTTTGGCCCGCAGTATTGTCAGCCATTTGATTTGTCCTTTAGGTGATCAATTCCGCCGGCCATCAGGCCAGCGGCGATTGTTTATTAGTCGGCAAGGTCGTCAACGCCGGCTTCGATAACAGCCATCCAGCCTTCGTTGAGCAGTTTGCAGGTAAAGTAAAACTTGGCGCCGACAAACCCGCGCTGACCAAGCGGGTCAGACTTGGACTTCTCGCCCGGTGGAATCCAGGTCGGATCAAGTGCATTCGTGCCGCGCAGAGCAACTTGGCCCCATGCTTCCTCGCCAGTGATGATGTACGGATACACATCAATCTTGGTGCCGCTGGAATACAGGCCAGTCGTGCTGGTCGCTGCGCCAGAGTCGGCGTAAGGAGCAAGATGCGGGCTGGTGATGAACCGGAAGTTCTCGACGCTGCCAATCTCGTTTTCGTTGATCGGCTTGCGGGTGCCGTATTCGCTGACATGGACGAAACCAGTCAGGTTGCGCACATCGGCCTCGCAGTCCGTGTGGCAGAAGACGAGATATGACGCTTCGACCGGCAGCGTGCCGATGTTTGGCGAAGGAGAAAGAACGCCGGTCACACGCTTGGCGCTGTTGGCCTGAAGCGAACGAGAAGCCTTGCGAAGCGTAAATAGCTTGAGGGCCTCATCAACCGTGGCGCGAGTAGTACCACCAGCATAGAAAACGTTCGTACCGGCACGAAGAACACCGTAGCGGACCATTTCACGAATCAGGGCAACACGCTCGCCGCATTGCTTCTTCATCTCGGCCGGAACGTCTTCCTCATAGGTGTCGTCCACGACATCGGAGACTTGATACAGGCATCCGTACTGCTGCAGCGTCGCCTCGATGTTATCCGGCACGAGTGTATCTGCGGTCGGCGCAACGCCTTCAGTCAGAATATGAGCGTCGGCATCGACAACCCAGCGATTCTTCGTGCTCTCACTGGTCGCCGTCGCACCATACGGGCGATAGCGACGCATCGAGACCGTCTTGCTGTTGTTCTTCGGAATGCTCTTCTGCAGTCCGGTAATGCCGAGCACTTCTTGCGGTACGGCGTGCTTGAGGATGTCGCCTTTAAGTTTCCCGATTCGCTGTGCGGGAGAGGCGTAGGTAAATGCACTCATTGTGATAGTCCTTTAATCTTTGTTTGTTTATCTGCCAGAGTTGAAAGCCGCAATCATGGCTTCCTCTTCCGTCATTGCGTGCGACACCTTCCCGCTTCGAGCGTCAGGCACTATCGCCGCGTCTAGTCTTTGCCGGCTTCTGGTTGTCTTGCCAATGGCTGCCGAGTGCGCATTGAACCCGTTGATAATCCCCCAAAGCTCTGAAGGATCAACGGTATTCTCATACGTCACGCGAGCGCGTTCTGGTTGTGTCGCAAGCCAAAGCTGAAAATCCTGCGACTGAACCGTATCGCGCCAGCCGTTATGCGTTGCGTCCATCACGGCAATGCCAATGGCCTTTTGAATCTCGTATGGATCAGGCGACGATGCTTGCGCAGGCTGTTGGTATTGCTGCACCTGCGGTTGCTGCGTATA